AGAACTCCTTCCGGTATTCGTAGAACAACCGGCGGCAACAATACGTTTCCCCTAACAACTCCCAAGGTGTGTTATATAACAGGCTTGTGTATAGTTTGTCGATAATGTGGCGCCGGACCTCTGGATCTGTTCCTTCCAGTGGCAATTCCTTTTTTGCTGCCTTTATCGCTTCCGCTGCCTTTCTGTCGAAGTCTGTATGTTTGCCCGCCCTGCGCCTGCTCTGCCGCTTCTGATCGCCATGAACGATCGCTTTTACTATTTTCTTTGTATCTTCGTCTATCGTGTGCGCCAACCGAAGCGGCCCCCTTTCGTGCTAAATGATCGCGATCTTCTCCAAGTATTCCCAGAATATTTTCACGTCTTCGTCGTCCGTCGTCCTTACTGCTGCCATTAAATAACAGTAATTGTTTCCCCAGTACAGAAACGGGCTTTCTTTGCTTGTCGCCACTGGCCCGATCGGATCATATTCGCCGTTATCGTAGTCAATGGCTTTTCTGCTAATCAGATTGAAGAACAGTTCTAAAACTGCTTTTACTGTCTTCCCTTCTTCTTCCTGCAGGATCCTCACTATCTTGTCGCCCTGCTGCTGCAAAAACTTTACCTTTGCGCGCTCAAACGCTGCCGGAAGGTTGAAGATCTCTTTCTGTTCGATTTCGTACTGGTTCCCTGCGCCGTCTATGGCTTTGAATACTTCGCCCGGCTGTGGAAGTTCGCCGCATAATTCAATAATTGCCGCCTTCGCTTCTTTCGGGAATGTCCGGTTGTTGAACCAGATCACCCACCAACCGGAAGAAATATAATAACCGTCCACTTCTTCGTCTTCCGGATCTGTCATGTGTCCGACTGTAAGGCCTGCGCCTTTGTATGCGTCTTTGAATAATCTTTTTAATACCGACGTTTTGAAAAACATAACTATTCCCCTTTCTTTCTCTCTTTGAAAAATTCACATTTCTGGCATGGCGCCCACGCTGCCGGTACGCCTTCGCAACGTCCGAACATTTTCACAGCTTCTTCGCAATTCACCAGATCGAACCCTTCCCCGCGGGCCAGATAATGCCGGATCACTTCGCGGGCCTGTTCTGCCCCGTATGCCACCGCCGTTTTGTAGCCCTGTTCCCGAAGAAGCGCCATAAACTCTTCTTGTGCTTTTGTGGTCTTCCCTTTCCCGAATTTCATTTCGATATACAGACCATGAAAGCCACGGCGCGGAACCGGCAAAGACAGATCCGGAACGCCCGCTTTCATTCCTGCTGCTTTCAATACCGGCCCATTTGTCCGGATCCCTTCGTTCGGTATGTGGTGAAGAAGTCTTAATTCCGGAACATATTCTTCGTTTGCTCTGGCCCAGTTTATAAGGCCGATCTGTTCCGTTGTCTCGGAACGTTTCATGTTTGCAAGGTTCATTTTTCTTTTCTCCCTTCGTTTCAATTCCGCACCATGCGGGCGTATATGTAAAAGGCCGCCGTAACTCCGTTATATTTCACTTCGGCGTCAAGGAATTTATAACCCGGATAGGCCTTTTCCATTTCGGCTTTTAATGTTTCGTAATCGTGGGCCATGCGCTCAACGGTCCTTTTTTTGAACTTTGAATAACTTCTGGTAGGTTCTTTCGGTTTTACAAGGTTCTTTGAACCTCTCCATTTTCTCTTCCCCTTCCTGTTGTTCATCATGTATGTAGCAACGCCCGAAAGAAGAAAGTCTTTGTCTGGCTTTATGCGGCGGGTGTTGGATCTTTCCCCTTTTGTCCACAATCCTTCTAATTCGTCTCGGTTTATCCCCTGTCCCGTCATGATAATGTGGACGTGTGGGTGTTCCGCTCCGTCTACCACTGGAATAATTAAATACTTGATATTCTCCCGGCCTGCCTTTTTCTGCCTGTAATTTATCTTGCGGATAAAGTTTGCTATATCTCGATCGGCTGCCGCTTCGTCTGCCGGAATGTGTTCTTTGTCCCATGTGAACGTACACCATAGATCGTTTTCGCCGAAATTTATATTTGCAAGGCGTATAAAATAGCGCCTTGAATTTTTGTCATTCAGATTTTTTTGTGAAGGCTTGCTTTCTCTGCCCTTCTTTGTGTGTGGAACGTCCGCTTTGTTACAAAATGACGGGTAGATCTGCGCTTCCAGTAATTCCGATCCGCTTTGAAGGTTCTTCGCCTTCGTGGTGGTGGTTCTGTAAAGGCTTTCCACTTTCCCTTCTTTCAGTAGCCGTTCCAGTTCCCATTCTTTTAATTTCTCTTGCTGCTCTTTCCACTGTTCTTCATAGTCCGGAACCTGCAGCGGGTGTTCCTTCTCAAAATTCTTTCTTGCTTTTTTCTGTATGTCGCGATCCAGTTCCACCGGGAACGCTTCTTCATAGTCGTAATTATCGAATGTCTTTCTTTTCATGTTCCCCCGCCTTTCCCTTCTCTCCTTCCTCTACGGATCCAGATCTTAAAATATAAAATATACTTCGTCGATTTGCTAATACCCATTACAAGGACGGTAAAGGAAAATACTTTATATATAAGAAGAAAGTCTGTTCGACTGCTGCCGTTTTCTTCCTGCTGCTGAATTGCCCGGCCGCTTCTATTTTGCGTCCGGGCTTTCATTTAATAGAACATTTGTTCTTTATTTTGTTATTGCCTTTCGTGGCTTTTCTTCGTGCTTTACTGTCATGCCTGTTTCGCCGTCGCTAATATGCACCGCTTCCGGAAGAAGAACAACTTCCTTCGTTCCTTTGGAATACATCATTTCAAAACACGGCGCCGTCTTGTTTCCCTCTGGCGTGAAACACGCTTCGATCCGGATCTCAAAATCTCCCGGAAGTCCTTCTGTAATTTCTCTAAATTGTGCAAGTGTAACCATTGTCTTTTTCTCCTTCTTCGTTGTTCAGTAATCTTTCTATTTCCGGCGGTAATTCTCCGAAGATCCGGCGGCACTCTATAAGGGACTTGCGAAGTTCGGCGTTTTCCTGTGCCGCTTCGTTAAGTTTCCTTCTATAATTGCCGCCCGCGTCTCGCGCCTGTTCCAGTAATTCTTCCAGCGCTTCTTTTTCTGCGTTCAGGTTGTCCGTTGTCTCGAAAAAGGCTTCTTTATACTCTTTCAGTTCCTTTTCTGCTGCTGCGGCCCGGCCTTCTGCTGTTGTGCGGTCGTAGTCTTCCGCGGCCACGGTTTCGACTAAATATATAAGATAGCCGCCGCTTATCTGCCCCGTTGCTTCCATCTGTAAAACAACCTTTTCAATGTTCTTTACATTGTCCGTTCCTACTACTGCATAAATGCGGCTTTTCTCATGTGTTTTTACCATTGACTTTCCCCGCCTTTCTGATATAATGATTTTAGGTTAGATTTCCAATGAACGGACTTGAAAAGGCCCCCGCCTTTCAAGCCTGTTTTTTTGTTACTCATTTTCAAGTCTTTCACGTTCCCCCGCGCTGATGTAGTGAAGAACCCGTAAGATCTGGCCGCGCTGTTCTCTGGTTATCTCTCCAACTGCTGCCGCCTGATCCGCGGTTCCTGCATAATATCCGGTGTGATATTCCAATTCCTGCAGCGTCCCGCAATTTGTCAGTGTGAATATTGCCAGAAGGATTTCGCTTGTTCTCTTTCTCTGTCTTCTGGCCCTGCTGTTTCTTCTTGCGATCCTGATCGCTCTTTTAATTCTTTTCCACATGGTTAGATCTCCTTTTCTCAAATTCTGCCTTGTCGATCGGGTTTGCGTATGGGTTAAAACCGAACATTCCGGCCGCGTGTCTGTACGGAACCGGGTTTACTGCCTTGTCGTCTATGTAAATGTCGGCGTTTATCTTCCTGCAGTCGTTCTTGTATAGGTCGATCAGTTCCGGAAGGTTCGCGTTTACTGTATCGAATGTCAGGCCGTGGGCCTTGCACCACTCCACCGCTTCTTCCAGAAGGTCGCCTTCTCTGTTTGTCCATAAGATCAGGCGGGCGCCTGCTGCCTGCTGTTCTTTCAGGTGTTTGATCAGGATCTCGTTTTCCTCTCCAATCTCCGGCCACGCCTGCTTGCAAAGTGTCCCGTCAAAATCTACGGCTATTACCTGATTTCCGTTAAGGTCCATTAACTCGCCTTCCTTTCCTGCTGCCGGTCT